GACAATAAAAGATATATAAAAAAATCCGAAAAATAATAAATAATAAAAAAAATAAAATGTTGGTATAATATATAAAAAATGGCTCAACAAAACCAATCCCAAAACCAACAAGGTGGTCGTCGTAGAACTCGTAGAGTAAAAAAGTCAATGAGAAAGTCAAGAAAGTCAGTAAGAAGAACAAGAAAGTCCCGCAGAATGCGCAAATAAGCGTATGATGTTTAAATATTTTTAAGTTATAAAAAATATAAAAAAAGATATTATTATTAAAAATGGATTATTTAGAATTAAACAATAGATTGAATATAAATAATGCGAAAGATTTAATAATAATATATTGCGGTCCAAAAGTAGGTTCAACAAGTTTAGTGTCATCATTAAGACTATCATGTAGTGAAAATAGCAACGTAATCCATCTACATGACGACGCAATGCTAAGAATTTTAACCCAAAGCGATGATTCAGTGTCAATCTCAGGTCTAATAGATTATAATAGCAAACAAAAAAAGGTATACGTAATCGACATCTATAGAAGCCCAATCGAAAGAAAAATGTCAGAATATTTTGAAAAACTATGTGATTTGCATTTTAATAATAGCCCAGAAGAAGTGAATAATTACAACTTACAAAGGATAACAAAACGTTTCAACGATATTTTTAATCATATAGGTAACGGAGATCATTATATAGATAAATATGATATTCCAGTAATAGAGAGTTTCGATACAAAAAAGAAATATCAAATGCAAGTATTAAATAATATAACATACATAAAACTGCGTTTAAAAGATTCATTAGAATGGGGTCGAATCTTAAGTGAGATTATGAATAGAAAAATTTACATAGTAAGAGATTACGAAACAACGAATAAAGAAGTAGGAGATTTATATAAAAGATTCAAATCGGAATACAAATTGCCGATGAATTTGTATGAATCAATAGTAAAAGATGAATATTTAGCATTTTATTATACAGAAGAAGAGAGAACAGAATATTTGAAAGAATGGTTAAAAAGAGTATGCGATAAATATGAAACATGGTGTCCGAAAGAGTATGATTTTTATAAAAGAATAAGTATAGAAAACTTAACTCAAAACGATATCCAAAAACATCATTACATAGATTTAGGATGTACATGTAAATACTGTTCGGCAAAGAGATTAGAAATCATAGAAAAGATCAAACGGGGTGAAGAAATAAAAGAAAAGATAATACATGAGGAGTTAGTAAAAAAGGATAAATATCATATGTTAATGCATGCAAAACAGATGCAAAAGCCAGTAAAGCCAGTAAATAGAAAAGTGCAATTGGGAATCCTAAGGTAGTTTCTCTCCGTATGTCGAATCCAAGAATATAATAAAGTTTCATATTGTTTATGGTAGTAGAATCATAAACAATAAAATCCAAATCCAAATATATATAAGTCGATGTTTTTCTCTCCAACATCAATAAAATAACCAGATCCCCAATATAAAAATCATGCCCGATTTACCGTAACATCACCCATATCTCGATTCTTATTATTGATAGCATTTATGGTGTACGTGTGTTCCTGCTAAGACGCAGAACCAGTAACCCTGGCCAACCCGGGCGCACCATATTGACACAAAATCCTTACTGTAAGTGTATATGGTGTGTCTTGTATATGCGCGGTTGTGGTATGATGATAGGGTATCAATGATAGTCATTATTTTTTATTTAAGTTAAAAAGTGAATTTATTATATAAAAAGTGTAATAAAATTGATAAAAGTTTTTTGAGATTTTGAAAAAAGGACATTTATAAATGTCCAATTTGTGTTTTCTAGAAAACTTTTTGTGAAAATCTTTTTTGTGAGCATAATTGAAAATTAAGGTAAGATCCCAAAAATAATAATTTTGATTTTGTTACGATAAATTTTGCGTTAAATAGCGCCAACTAATATGTTGTTGATATATATGACAACAATTGACAACGCATATTTAGTAAAAACTAGTAATATTTTTACTTGTAATATTTGTAACTATAGTACATGTAGAAAATATAATTTAGAATTACATAATGATAGTATAAAACATAAAACTAATATTTTAGCAACAAATGATGACAATAATTTAGTAAAAGTTAGTAAAAATTATAGTTGTGAAAACTGCAATAAAAATTTTGGAGATAGGAGTGGTTTATGGCGACATAAAAAAAAGTGTAATTCAAGCGATGATACAAGTGAAAAAATAGATGATACAAAAATGATATGTGATAAAGAATTAATCATGACCTTAATAAAACAAAATGCGGAATTGTTAGAAATAATAAAAAATGGTACTAACAATAACAGCCATAACAACAACAACAATCACAGTCACAACAAGACATTCAATTTGCAATTTTTTCTGAATGAAACATGCAAAGATGCAATGAATATTTCGGAGTTTATCGAGAATATTTCTCTCCAACTATCAGATTTAGAGAGCATAGGAAAGCTAGGTTATGTAGAAGGTGTATCCAACATAATAATAAAGAACCTGAATGCATTAGAAATAGAAAAGCGTCCATTGCATTGTACGGATAAAAAGAGAGAAGTGGTATATGTAAAAGACGAAGATGAATGGCAAAAAGAAGAGGAAGATAAAAAACGAATAAAGCAAGTAATAAGCAATGTAGTTTCAAAAAACATGAAATTATTACCTGAATATCAGACTAAATACCCAGAATGTATGAACCCAGAATCAAAAAAATCAGATGAATACAATAAAATCATCATGGAAACGATGGGTGGTGGTATGGATGTAGCAGATAAAAACAAAGAGAAAATTATTAAAAAAGTAACAAAAGAAGTGATAGTAGAGAAAGAGGAATGAGAGAATGAAAAGAACATTCCGGGAATATTCTCCGCTTTCTCTCCAAATCAAAAAATAAAAGAATATATTGTCCTTTATTTTTTGTCACTAGTATCCAGTAACATCACCCATATCCAGATTCCTATTATTGACAGCATATGTAGAGTGTTCCTACTATGTCGCAGAACCAATACCCCGGCATCCCAGACACTCCATCCATAGTGTAAACTGTGTATATGGTGTGAAATATATGCGCGAGACGATGTGATATAGAAAATCCAATCCCTCCTATATCCCAAAATTTTGTTGCATAAATTCAACCATAATAGGTCCGGCTAATGTAGGTTTATAACATTCGGTATAATAATATTGAAAGTTGGTTGATCGTAAGAAATTCTGTAAAATTTTGATTAATGTTTCTCTCATGAGGGTGATTTCAGAATGATCGTGATATTGATTAATAACATTGACTTGTTCGAATGCTTTGACAAAAATAGACATAGATATAAGCTGTTCTAATTCAATATTTCTGTGAATATTTTCACTAACCTGATTAAAAAAAAGTTCTTTATAAAAATAATTCATTTCAGGATGCTGTATAAATAGTAATAAAATATCATTACTAAAATCTTTAGAAAAATTAGTAAAAGTTTGTATGTTAGCTTTATATTTTTCTTGTTTGTAAGTTATGATTTGAGATAAAACGCCAATAGCTAATATAAAAGTGGCGATAAACATAGCAACGCTAATATATGTCCTAAATTTTGGGCTACTATAAAATTTTTCATTGATTTTATAAAACACATAAAAAACGACAAATACAAGAAATAATAGTATATAAAATAAATTATCAACAATGAACATAGTATAGTATAAAATGATATAATAAGTTTTTCTCTCCGATCCGCATGATAAAAATAACATGTATACCGTCATATTTTTTTGCAACCGATTTACCGTAACATCACCGATATCCCGATTCTTATTATTGAGAGCATATATAGGGTGCTCTTACTATGTCGCAGAACTCAAAGCCCGGTATCCCGGGCGCGCCATTCTGACACTCCATCCATAGTGTACACTCGATATATGGTGTCAAATATATGCGCGGATATGGTGTGTTGATATGGTGTTAGTGTGTGATTGTCCTGTCTTCTCCTTCTTTCACAAAAACAAATATATTGTTTCTTTAAGTTAAAAAAGCAATTTATTATATTAAAAAGTGAAATAAAATTGGTAAAAGTTTTTTTGAAATTTGAAAAAAGGACATTTATAAATGTCCAATTTGTGTTTTCTAGAAAACTTTTTGCAAAAAACATTTTTGTGAGCATAATTGAAAATTAAGGTAACAACGCAAAAATAATAATTTTCTTTTTGTGACGATAATTTTTGAGTCAAAGTTCGAATTTTTTTCTCAATGTAGACTATATGGCAACTTTAGGAAACAAATCGGCAACAGTTTCTGGCAATTTAATGTCACCAAAATATCATTGTGAAAAGTGTGACTATAAATGCCGTAAAAAATACAATTGGGAATTACATTTGCAAACCATAAAACATAATACAATAAATATATGCCAGAATTCAGCAGAAACTAGCAAAAACTTGCAGAAACTGGCAAAAAATGTAATTTATTGTTGTGAAAATTGTGACAAAGAATATACAGATAGATCAGGTTTATGGAAACACAAAAAAAAATGTGATAACATAAACAAATCGGAAATGAATAACATTGAAATACAAAAACACAATTTAGAATTACAAAAACAAAATTTAGAATTACATAAACAGATATTGGAGATTTGTAAAAATTTGCAACCAGGATCAATAAATAACAGTCACAACAATACAAACAGTCTTAACAAGACATTCAACCTGCAGTTTTTTCTGAATGAAACATGCAAAGATGCAATGAATATTTCCGAGTTTATTGAGAATATTTCTCTCCAACTATCAGATCTAGAGAGCATAGGAAAGCTAGGTTATGTCGAAGGTGTTTCTAATATTATTATAAAGAACCTCAATGCATTAGAAGTAACTCAACGTCCGTTGCATTGTACAGATAAAAAGAGAGAAATAGTGTACGTAAAAGACGAAGATGAATGGCAAAAAGAACAGGACGATAAAAAACACATAAGGCAAGTGATAAGTAATGTAGTTTCAAAGAACATGAAACTATTGCCAGAATATCAGAATAAATACCCAGAATGTATGAACCCAGAATCGAGAAAATCAGATGAGTACAACAAAATAATCATGGAAACAATGGGAGGTGGTATGGATGTAGTGGATAAAAATAAAGAGAAAATAATAAGAAAAGTAACAAAAGAAGTGATAATAGAAAAAGATGAATGAGAGAAGGAAAAGAACATTCCTGGAACATTCCGAGTTTTCTCTCCAAATCCAAAAATAAACCATCAATTTGTCCTTTATTTTTTGTCACTAGTATCCAGTAACATCACCCATATCCAGATTCCTATTATTGAGAGTATATATAGGTGTTCCTAC